CGTCTTTTTCATTTGCCAATTCCTCGAATTTATCTAAAATAGTGTCAAAAGATCCGATCTGTTCAATCTCGTTGATCAACCTAGCGATCTGAGTACAAACAATCGGTCGTTCTTGCCTTGCGGCATATGCTAAAGCATTACGAAGAGAAGCAGAAGCTTCCTTCAAGCTCTCTTCTACAGAGTTTGATAGAGCCATTACTCACCTGAACCTTGGACAGAGTTATCCTACTCGGTTTCTGGGATCCTGTCAATCCCTCTGTCGCCAATCCTCGGGTTTGTCCTGACTGAACCAATCTACAATATCATCAGCACCATCGAACCTAGTCTTGTGGTTGCTAGGATCGGGGTCTCCAAGGTCCAGAGCATTCATGAAGTCATCCATACTGCCCTCAACCATTTCAGGGTTGCTAGCGCGTCTTCTCGCCTGCCTCAGCATGGTTGCAGCGGTCCTATTATGTCTTGCCAACTTTTCCGCCCATATCATGTCTTCTAATTTCACTTCCTCGTGCTTAGAAATTCTCTCACATATGAATTCCATTCGCAGACGGTAGTTTGTCGACAACATAAAGTCTCACCACAACTGCTATATTTAGTTCAGGAATATAGTTGCACCCCTAATAGTAACGTTTCCTACACCAATAACAGCAACTGTTCCAGCAGAAGTAACAGCAACTGAAGCTCCACCAGTAAGATTTGCAGCACCACCAGCATTTGCGGAGAATGCTCCACCCGCTTTGATTGCATATGCTCCAGCAACATCAGCGTTATATGCACCGCCTGCTTTTACGTCAATTGCTCCACCAGCAATATCACTGATCAATCCGCCAGCCTTTCTATTAATGAAGTCAGCGGCATCATAAATTTGACCACCAATTAATGTCTTAACAGAATATGCACTATCTCTTGCCTTAATTAATGGTATATTAATAGGATTACCTGCTACAATATGTTGTTCAGCACCACCAATCCACTGTTTATAGTCACCAAGGATAGACCAGTTAATGTGACCAGGAGAAACAATATTTGCAGATGCTCTCGGATCAAAACTTAGAGTTGTCTTTTCAGACACACCAAATTCCAGTTTTTGTCCTATAATAATCTCCTTATCATTACTGGTGTATTTTTCAATACTACCAGCATTCATAGTGATGGTTCCACCACCAGCACCACCTGCTTGGATTGTAACTTGTGTTTTTCCAATTAGTAATAGTTCTTCTGATGCTTCGATAACAATTTTCTGTGCTCTAAGGTATCTCGTTCCACCAATTGTCTGTTCAACAACATCACCATAAGCAACCATGTTTAATGCTTGTTTCTCTGTATCATCTCCAGAGGAATATTCAATATTTGTTCTTCCCTCATGCTTTTGTACTTGACCATATGTACGAACATATAGTCTTCCACTATCTGGACCAGTTTCTTTATCTCGAATACCAGTCAGAAGTCTTAGAGATCCTTTTCCATCAAGAACAATTGCCCCATCAGATGGTCCATCTATACGAAGAGCTTTAGATTCTCCATCTGGTAATACTCTTTCATATATTTCAGAACCAGTCAAAGTTCCTTTGTACCAAGTGTGAAATCTTGGTTGATCCTTTAACTCCTGAGACTCATTAAAAGTCTTTGGTTTAAAAATAAAATCTGGATATGTATATGCAGAAAACTGTGACATTATGGGCAATCAACGTAACGACCAGTTCCAATTTTGGTAGAACCAATTGTGGATAGTGCTTCAGTATCTAGGCAAACTAGAGATGGAATAAGTTTCGCACCAAATCCATTTCCACCCGCAATCAAGACTCTTGGAATGGAACTAAATGTTTTTTCTCTATCCAATACACGAGCACCAATTACAAAACCATCTTCATTTATAATAGCTTCTGCAACTCCCAATTCATCATTAACATATATCTTTGGTGCTTCTGTGTATCCCTCACCTGGGCGTATAAGAGTGAATGTATCAATAATACAACGAACATTCTTAGTCTCTGCAAGATTTATCTTATATCCATATCCACCAGTCTTTACTCTAATTTCAGATAAGAATCCATTTTCATCCAATAAAGCAGTTGCACTAGCACCAATTCCTTCCCCTCCAATTGTGACATAGGGTGGTTCTGCATATGGAGATCCAGGATTCGATACGGGAATACTAATGATTCCTCCATTATCATCAGTAATAATTTCATCTGGAATTACTACTGGTGGAACGAAATTATCAAATCCCGTCTCTGGAGTATCACCCTGTCCCTCATCGAAATCATCAACCCCAAAATCATTTGCATCTAGAATGGTAACATCTGCAAAAGCCGATGTTCCATTTACCGAGAATCTAATAACTTCAAAATCTTCTACAACACCATCATCTTCAATTCCAACTGTTACTGTTGCTCTTCCGTCATTGATAACAAAACTACCAGATAAGTCACCACCGATGATATCATCTGGTTCGATATCATTACCTAATAGTGTATAGTATGCAACCGTACCATCTCCAACATTCTGAGTTTCGATTGTAAATATGACAAATTCTCCCTCTCTTACTATTGGTCTATTTGCAGAAACAAAGTATCTTGGTGGTCTTTCAGATTCGGGAGTATTTGCATCGATATCGATATTCGAATCATCACTATCATGAATTCCATCTACATCTAAATCTGGAATATTTACCTGATTTGGTGGGAATGTAAGAGGAAGATTTGTCAGTGGATTTAGAGGAGCTCCACCATAGGGATTTCTATTTCTATCCTTAACATCTCTCTCGACTATGGTACAAATACCAATATTCTTAATAAACTTAGACGAAACTCCACTTCCTCCTGTTGGGGAGTTGGTTCTTAGTACAACAGAAAAATCTTCTGGTCCTTCTGATATACTATCAAAAAATGTTTTAATGCTAATAGTTTTAGAAGATTCTCCTGGTGCAAAACCAAGAATATCGCTGGATTTCAAATAATCTACATCTTCTTCTGCACCATCCTCAAAAGATACCGTCTTCCATCTCACCGATGATGATGCTCCAAGATATCCACTTCTCGTTACCGTGAAAATTGCATCTTCTCCTTCTTCAACCTTAATATCTTGAATGTCATAAGTGATTCTCTTTGTCTCTGTTCCTGGAGTGCCAGTAGTTGATCCTACTCCAGGTGTTGATCCAGGAACATTACCATCACCACCATCAAATAAAGGAACTCCGCCAGTAAATCCAATTGTTGTAATTTCTAGTGGTCTTCCTTGATAGGCTTCATCGCATGTATATTGAGTGTAATCAGCACCAGTAGCAGGGAACAGATTATCGATATCACCCAACAAATCATCCAAAAAGTCTTTATCATCATCCTTTTCTTTCTCTTCACCACTAGTGCAAATCTGCTTATACTTGCTGCAAGTTTTATCTGGACCAGAACATGTGATACCCAACAATTGAAGAACAAAATTAATTGCACCTCCAATTAGATTAAGTGGTCCAGCAATTGCTCCTAGAATTTCTTGAAGTGGTCCAAGAATTGATCCTAGAAGTTCTTCCATCAAGGAATTCATCTTTGAGATGATTCCATTAACTAGTTTATCAATCTGACAAGCAGCTGCTCTGTAGATTTGATTGACGAAGTTCATTAAAACATTTGTCAACCACTTTGCCAGGCGATCACCAAGATCTGCCATCTGACATCCGAGGTTCTTCAATAATCTATTAAACCATTCAGTGACTGGAGTAAGTGAATTTCCAGTCTCTGATGGAAATAATAGTGCTTGGATTAAATCTTTGACACCAGCGGTCAGTTTCTCGATAATAAATCCTTTTACTCTAGCAACAAATTCACGAACAACGGCAATACCTTTATTAACATAATTTCGTGCAATTCCAATTCCTTCATTTATCTTGCCTGTTGCTTGATTAACAAGATAAGTTCCAATATTTCCACCACTACTTTGAATTGCTGCTAGTAGTTCTGCAAGAATATTGCCCATCTGAGTTTTGATGTCAATATTGTCACACTTTTCTGCGATAGTTTGACACCATTCTTCAGAATATGGATTTCCTTTCTTTAATGGGTTGATCTTCCTTTCTGATACATTGACTCTGGGTTTTCCATCTCCATCTTTTGTTCCATCTGGCAATCCACCCGTTGCGGTATTTTTGCCAGTTTCCTTTTGCTTCGGGGAACCATCAACTTTTACATTAATAGATGATATTGCGGTAACAAACGGTTTTGTATCTGGAGTTCTCTCAGCAAATACTTTTGTAGCACCAGGAGTTTGTCCAATCGATCCCATAATGATTGGTTTTTGTTTTTCGGTATCCATGTAGAAACCGACAACCCAACATCCAACCTCTAGTTGTGGTTGAGCACCTCCAGTATTACCAGGAATAAAAGGAACTGTCACAGGCATCACTACGTTAGCCCATGGAAGATCTTCCACAGGTAGAATCTCTGGATCTCCTGGGTGATCACCAACGATTCTTACCTTAAAACGGTAACCGCCTTTGTTATTTACTTCTTCTCTTGCGGTTCCTTCAATTTGTCCCACCCACCAGGAAAAACCATCTTGACCTATTCTAGTTGTGGGTATAATACTGGATATTACCTGATCCATATCAATCAGTCTTCATATACTCTACATTCGAGAGCATTTGGATTAGCATCACAATACAACTCTAGTGCAGTTGGATCATGATCGTCATTTGGATGGTTTGCTCTATATGCTTCTAGATCGTTCAGCTCTTCCTCAATATGACGACGCATCTGAGGAGAAACTGTTGGGTCACCAAGGATTGCCTGATCTTTTTCGATATGCTTGTCAATACTTTCCATGTTTAGTTGCCTCCATATACATTATTTAGTGCCATGATTCGATTCGATGTCTCCATAAGAGTCTCTCATTAAACGTAATGTAGTCAAAAATCTTCCATTTGTAGATGTTGTACTATCATAGGTATGTGTTACTTCTTCAATTAAATACGTTCCACTACTTTCTTGATCATAAGGTTCTTTTGATATTTCACTAGTTGGTAGTTTATTCACTAACTTAATAGTGATTTTATCACCAGCACAAATTTCCGAATTACCTGGAACAATTATAGTCGCTAACTGCTGTTTTAGCAACTCATATCTCATAATAGATTGTCCAGCAAAGTGCTTATTAAAATCACAATACTTACTTGGACTGTTAGATCCATCTTTTTCCTCATACGAAGCAATATCTGGTTTATTATACCAGCTTTCATGATCAAGTAAAGAAGATATTATTCTAGTTGGAAAATCAGAAAGTGATTTTCCGTCAGCAGTTTCTATGATTGATGGAGTATTTTGTGCGCCAAGATGCTTCATTTCTTTATATGCATCTGCCAGACTGTAAAGGTACTCATCATACTGTCCAGTAGAATGATTGAAGAATATCATGAGAGATGAATACTTACCCTTTCTTAAGGAAGTCATTACATCAACCTCAGATTTAAAAACAGATTGAGATATAGTAAATCTATCATCTGCCGCATCTGATTGATTCGCTGGTTTTTCAATATATGGACCCCATGGTTTATTCTTTTCATCTTCGGAAAGTAGTTTATCTACAGAGAAAAAGTTATAACCTCTTTTTGTTTCCCAGAAGAAGAATCCAGCACTACCAGATACTTTTTGTTTTTCGTTTTTTCCATCAGAACTACCGCTGGAAATTGGCGATTCATTAGAAACACTCTTTACAGCAATAGAAGAAATGACATCAAATGGTCTTCTATTTGCTGGGATTAATTTCATTTCAAACTGTGTTGTTTCAGAAAATAGAGTTTTAGTTGTTTTCAAATTCTTTTTCAAGATTTCATCAACTATCTTATCACCCTTTCCAGATAGTGGCTTTATCAACCTAAAATATTCGTTATTTAATGCTTCTTCAGATATCAATCCTAGTGTATATGACTGAGCATTATTTTTAACAACTCGATTACCAATCCTCCAAACAAGCATCTTATATTCTTGTGGTTGTTCTGACGATGAAGTTTGTACAGTTACAACAACTGTTTCTCCACCTTGTATTGGAAGACCATTCAATAATCCAGCACTATCGGCAAGTGACAT